CGAGATGGGGAGCTGCCATGAGCGATCACCCCCCGAGCCGGGCGTGCAACGACGCCACTGTGGTCTTGCCGCCCGATGTCTTCGGCTTCGGGCGGGGCCACCTGGGGATCTGCGGAGGCTTGCGCTTCCACTGCCCCGTGGCCCTGGTGTTGGCATTGACGGCGTCGTAGAGGTCAGCGGCCAGATGCCGGTCGACGCCCCACCCGTACATCTGCGGGTTGCCCGCCGCGAGCGCGGGCGTCAAGGCGGTGTCGGGGAGGGCGCGCAGTAGCACTAGGACGGCGGCCGGCGCGGGGCCTTCGCCCCGCACCACTGCCATCACGTCGACCCCGAAGAACCTGAGGAGATCCGGATAGACCCCGGCGCCGTGCTCGTCGAGAACACGGGCCAGGGCTAGGCTTCCGGGGCCTGCGTGCCCTCCGAGTAGCGCTCGAACACGCTGACCAGGAGCGCGAGGTCGTCGCCGATCGCGTCCAGGAGTCGCTGGCCCTGCGATTCGGAGGCCGCGACGCACAGCAGGGCCTCTTCGAGGAGCACTTGCTGGTCCACCGCCTCGTCGCTGGAGAGCTGGGTTTGGATCTCGGTGAGGCGCTGGCGCTTGCGCTTGCCGAGCCGCAGCGGGTTGAGCAGGACGACGGGGCGGCCATCCACGGTGATGTCGGTCGAGCCGTATTTGGCTTCGGCTGAAGCGCGGATGTCATCGAGGGTGCAGGACGCCAAGACGGAACCTCCAAGGGAGACAATGGAAAGAATGAGGATGAAGAGCACGAGCGGCGGCTAGGGGGCGGTGCCCGCTTCCCAGGTGTCGCCGTCCCAGTGGGCGGCCGAGAGGTCGCCGAGGGACACGTACTGGCCGGTGGTCCACGCTGTCGTGGGCGAGGCGGGCACGTCGAGCGTGACCAGTTCGGCCAGATCGAGCGGGGGCGTGGCGTTCGCGGGCTCGAACGCGCCAGGGGTACCGGCGACGGCGAGCGTCGGGTCAACCGCCATCTCGCCCAGCGGCGTGACGGCGAACGTCCACCGATTCGAGGAGAACTTCATCGGCTTCACGCCGATCGGCAGCCCGGCGAGGGTCTGGCCGTCGCCCAGCGTCAGGTTGTCCGAGCGGTAGATCTCCGACTTCGGGGCGTAGACGCCGAAGAAGTTCTCACCGTCCACGAAGAGCCCCAGGAACGCCCGTTCTGAGGGCCGGGCTGATTCGGGGACGCCGATCATCCCGCCCTCGACGGTCTCAGCGTTCGCGCCGTAGTGGAACTTGATCGAGTCGGCGTCGAACTGCTGCAGCACCAGCTTGAACGTTTCGGTACGCGTACTGTAGACAGTCCGTAGGGTTCGGTTCTGCAGCGTCCCAAGGGTAGTCGCTTCGCCGCCCTCAGATTCGGGGACGAAAAACTCTTCGAGCGAGGTGTGCCCGATATTGGTCCAGGGGGATGTCGGGGAGAGCAGGTCGGTCGGGAGGGGTGTCCCGACCGGTGCCACGAAGTAGTTGCCGCTGCCGACTACGAGGGTCGCGGCGTCATTCAATGCCATAGGTGTCCCGCTATTCAGTTGTTATGGACTCGGATCGCAGGTCAGGTCAAGGGCCTGCGAACCGCGACGGCGTATTGCGCGTCGTAGCGCCACACCCCGTCTGGGAGGTCGGCGTACTGGACCGGGCCGGAACTCGTCACCCAGTCGGCGACGCGGCGCGGCGGCATATAGACCTGCATGTAAGTGAGGTAGCCCCGGCCGGGGATGACGATCTGGTCGAGCCAGGCGTCCCGGAGCGCGAGCCGTGCCGCCTCGGCCAGGAGCGCTGCATCTGAGTCGCCGTTCGGGTCCTCACAGAAGGTCTGCACCTGCAAGTGACAGCGGTCCACGAAGCGGTTCGGCGCCTCAGCCTCCACCGAGTAGGTGCGGCGGACCAGGATCAGGGGCATCGGCTGGTGGTAGGTGATCTGCGACTGGACCGCGACCTCGGGGAGCGCCCGCCGAAGCAGGGCAAGAACGAGGTCTTCGATCGGGGAGGCGGAGACCAGAGCCCGGACCGAATCGGGAAGGCCGGCCACTAGTCGGGCTCCATCTTGATCCGGAACGAGGACTCGTCGTGCGGCAGGCCCATCGCCTTGTGGAGGATGAACAGGCCCGGTACGGCCGCCTGAACCTCGTAGGTGTCGCGGTCGATGACGGCGGCGCGGCCGTATTCGATCGCCATCGCCGCGTTCTGGCCGCGCGAGTCGTCCAGGATCAGCCACCAGTCGAGGTGATTGCCCTTGCGGACGACCAGGCGCGTCGAGCCGGTGAGGCGGTGCGCGGTCAGCGCCACGTCGCCCCTGGCCTTCGCCGCGAACGCGTACGCCTTCAGTTCTTTCTGCACGCCGTCGATGTAGGCGATGTAGCCGCCGAATGACTTCTTGACCTGGCCGCCTCGGGTCTGGTGGCCCTTGACTTTCGAGGGGTAGAGATAGATCTCAGCTATTGGTGCGCTCCTTGATGGCGACGGTCAGATGAGCAGTGGCCCGGGGCCCGTAGTGGCGATCGGGTGGGGCGGCGACATCCCACATGAGCCCGTCCCAGGACAGCCGCGCCCACATCCTCACCGGGGCGTCAAGATCGCAGGTGAGGAACGCGCGGCGGATCTGCTGCTGGCCGGGGACTTCCATGCGGCTGGACCGGTCCGGACGGACCGCGCCGCGGATCGGCACCGGATGGTCCATGTCGGCGACCCAAACGGTGTGCCCGCGCGCGTCGGTCGACGCCACGGCGGGGTAGACGATGAGGGTGTGGCCCCGCTTGCGTTGCCTTGACATCCGGCCTCACCTCACCACGGGTTACGGTCGGAGGCGTAGAGCGGGAAGGGCCGCTCGCCCCCGGCCACCGGCACGTAGCCGGTGGCCGGGGCGGGACGGGAGTTCCACGCGGTGACCTCGATCGACCCGAACTGGACCCGCCCGCCGAGCGAGCGGAGCAGCCGGATCTCCGAGCGGGAGAAGGCGACACCGCCGCCCTGGGCGGCCCGGCCCCACTCCACGGTCTCGTCGCCGGAGCGCGAAACCGCGTACCCCTCGGGGTTGCGCATGTACCGCACACAGGCCGACAAGACGAGGTTTGCGACCAGGCGGGGCGCCGAAGCCGCGTCGACCCAATCGGCGCGGCCGTACTCGCGGGCGTAGTCGGAAGCTTCGAGCAGCGCAGCGGCGGCCATCTGACGTTCGCTGGTGTCGAGCGTCCAATCGAGGCGGGCTTCGAGATCGGCGAGGGCCGCAAGGGACTCCATCAGACCTCCTTACGGGGTGGCGGGGGTGCCGATTCCGGTGATCGCGGCCAGTTCAGCGTCCTGGGCTGCGGTGAAGCCGGAGCGGCCATTGACGCCGTCGGGGAGCGAGTCGGTGCCGTCGAGCTTGAGCTTGATCGCGCGCACCATGTGCTCGTGCTCCGAGACGTACCCGATCCCGGTCTCGGCGTCCACGCCAACCAACGGGTCGGTGACGTGCCGGAATCCGGGGTAGAGGTTGAAGACCGAGCGGTCGCGGAATCGCTCGCTGTCGTAGTCGCGAATCCAGCGGATCGGAATCCCGTTGTGGCTGGCCGTCGCCCCGAAAGGAACGGACTGCGGCACACTTGGAGCCCCGACCGTGAAGATGAACGCCGAGTCCACCAAGGCGATGGCGGTGTCCGGTTCCAACTCGGGGGCAACCACGAAGTTGAACTGATAGCGCCTACCCAAGGTGGCCTCACGCAGGGAACTCACCGCTTCGGCCTCGCCGACGTTCTGCGCCAGGTTGAGGTTGGGGTCCTCCAGAAGCGCCGCTTCCCAGTCCGAACCGAGGAGGATCGTCTTCGGCCCGTCCGGGGTCTTCAGTGCCCGCATCGTAGAGCGGGCACGGATGATGCCCTTGCGCAGGCCCGTGGCCGGCACGCCGAGCGTGACCGCGTACGGGGCGGTCCGGAGGTAGTTCGTCGCGCGGTATTCGAGGCCGCGGCCCAGCGCTTCGGTCTGCTTGCGGGCGAGCTTGGCCCAGCCCGGGAGGTCGTAGTCGGCCTGCTCGTCGGTGAGGCGAACACCCGAATAGATGTTCCCGCCGAACTGGACACCGATCTTCCTTTCCTTGTACTCGTCGAACTGGATCTCGGTGCTGCGGTCGTTGCGCCAACCGTACGTGCGATAGGGCAGTACACCCTCAACGACCACGTTCAGGGTGTCGTCGTCGGCTCCCTTGTAGTTGTCGGCCGATTCGCGGCGGAAGACCTTGGGAACGACAAGCTGCTGTTCGAGAAGCACCGCCGCGGTGGCAGCGATCTTCTCGGGCTTGACTACTTGATGGACCAATATTCAGTTCTCCAGTATCGAGTTGTGGCTAGTAGCGGCTGAGCCTCGCCTGCGTCGCGATGGCGACGGGGTCGAAGTCGGCCTCACCGCTGTCTGCGGGGTTCAGGCCGCCTGAGAGCGTCCCGGGATCGGGGCCCGACAGAGCGGCAGGGACGTACCGCGCCAGGCTCTTCGCGTGCGCGTCGATCCCATCCGCGTCCGTGCCCTGGACCAGAACCGCGAGGTCGTCGGGGAGTCCGTGTCGGCGAGCTGCCTGCTCCACCAGGACACGGCGCTCCAGAGCGCGGTTCGCCTCGGCGAGGGCATCGGCCTTCGCCTGAGCCTCTTCGGAATTGGGGGCCTGGGCTAGCTGCTGCTCGGCGTCGCGAAGTCGCGTGCGGTACCCGGCGGCTTCGGACCTGACTTTCTCC